CTATGGGGTTGCTGGCAATACCCCCAGCAAGGAGAAAAAATGAATTCAGCATTTATTAAGCAGGCAGTTGAGCAAGCAGTCAAGACCTTTATTACAGCGTTTCTTGGTGCATGGGTTGCAGCCGGTTCTGATTTTGATGCATTGACCGACTCTGCAAACCTAGAAATCGGTGTTACCGCAGTCGTGGCCTCCATGGCAATAAGCATGGGATTGAAGAAAGTTGGAGCAAACAAGAACTCTCCTTCAGTTCTATAACCAAACTCATTTCTTGGCAATATTGCCTTAGGGGTTCCATTTTGATTGAGGCAAATAGCCTAAACTCTAATAGGTGCACACCTAGGAGAGTCTGTCCATGATTGCTGGAATTTACAACATGACGATAGAACAAGGGTCGACTTTTGGACGCCTTATCTCTGTTGAGCAACCAGACCTAGTAACAGACCCTACGGGTGCAACTTTCGAAAATTTTGCGTTGTCTGGTTTTACTGCTCGGATGCATATTCGTAGAACCATTGACACAACAACTCCAATGATTACCTTAACTACAGAGAATGGTCGAATAGCTATTAATCCCAACATTGCTGAGTCGCCTACTAAAAACAACGAAATTTCTTTGAGTATTACTGCCGCTGACACAGCAACCATTACAAGCAGTGGTGTCTATGACCTAGAAATCATAAGTACTGGTGGGACAGTATCAAAAGTTATCCGCGGGGATGTCACTTTGATACCCGAGGTTACCCGATGAGCAATACTCCTAATCAGGTTTATATCAATCAGGACACCGCTAATCAGGTAATCGTCAATCAAGAGTCTCCAAATCTAGTAACCGTTAGAGCAAATTCTGGTTCAGCCAACACCCGTCGTCATGAACACGCCCAAGGCACGGCCTCTGCCACATGGACCATAACCCACACCCTCGGAGGCAAACCTTCGGTAACTATTGTTGACTCTGCAGATACACACGTATTTGGTGAGGTACAATACAATAGCAATACTCAGATTACGGTCATGTTTTCTTCGGCGTTTTCTGGAAAAGCATATCTCACATAAGGTGGAGCAAAAATGGCGCAAAAATTTCTAACCAACATTGACCTCAATCGCAATCAGCTCATTAATTCCAGCTTTGAGGTGCTTGCAAGCGACCCATCGACAAACCTATTTGATGGACGGATGTACTTCAACAGCGCCGATGGTGTTATTAAGATTTATGACTTAACCGCCGCCGCATGGCGAAAGGTCGTTGCTGGGGTTGGCGACTTCGCCGGTGTAATTGCGGGTGGTTCACACGCCACAGCACTCACCATTGGTGAGTCCAATGGACAAATCACGATTACTCCAAACCTTGCAACATCTGCAAGCGCTGGTTTGTTGTCCGCTTCAGACTTTTCGAAGCTGGCTGATGCCGCATCTGAAGCAACCGCAAGCAAGCTTGTCATAAGAGATGGAAGCGGTCAAGCAAAGTTTGGTACACCAACTGACGATGCACATGCTGCCACCAAGGCTTATGTAGATGCTGCGCGTTCTGGTCTAGACGTCAAGCAGTCAGTTCGCGCTGCAACTACTACCGCCGTACTTCTTGCTTCAGGTCTAGAGGATGGCGATACGGTTGATGGCGTAACTCTCGCTACTGGGGACCGTGTTCTCGTAAAGAACCAAAGCACCCAGTCTGAAAACGGTATCTACGTTGTTCAGGTAACTGGCGCCGCGGTTCGTGCAACTGATTTTGATGGAACCGGCGAAGTGTCCGGTGGAGCGTTTACTTTTGTTGAAGAAGGTACCGCAAATGCAGACTCTGGTTGGGTTGTAACAAGCAACGGAGCCATCACTGTAGGCACAGATGCAATCGCATGGGTCCAGTTCTCTGGTGCTGGCCAAATCACTGCTGGTGACGGTCTCACAAAAACTGGAAATACGATTAATGCTGTTGGAACAGCGGGTCGTATATCTGTTTCTTCGGATGCCATTGACATCGATTCTACGTACATTGGTCAAAACACCATCACAACCCTTGGGACAATAACTACTGGTGTTTGGAACGGTACAGATGTTGCTGTCGCAGACGGTGGTACTGGTGCGTCAGATGCAGCAAGTGCGCGCACAAACCTTGGTATTAAAACGTCTGCAGGAACTGCGAATACTACTACTCCGGCTCTTGCTCGCATCGCAAGCAAAGGCTGTGCAGCTAGCGCTGGTGGAACCTCCACAACCCAGGTTGACCACATGTTCAACTCAACGAACGTTATTGTTCAGATTTTTGAGGTATCAGGTGGTGCTACGGTAATTGGTGATGTTGCTCGCACGAACGCCGACACGGTAACAGTTACTCTTCTTGGAACAATTACAGCAGGTGACTACACTATCGTAGTAACGGGTTAAGTTTTAAAAACAAATTAGTCCTGAGGGGCTAATCGAACAAAACGGAAGCGATTGAGGTCGTGGCTCAAAAATTTATAACCCCAATTGCCATTAAGCAGCTGTCATCCGCTGGCTCTGATGGGTTGACAATTTTTGTAGACCAGGAAACTTTCGCAAGACTTCAAATACAGGGTGGCGGTCGTCTCGTCTGGGGCGACGGAACTGGTGGTGGAGATGTAAACCTCTACCGAGACGAAGCAAATGTTCTCAAGACTGACGACACATTTAAAGTCCCCGTACTTTTCATTGACGGGATAGAAGTCGATACAACTGGTGCGACAAGCGACCAAGTACTCAAATACAACGGAACCAAGTTTGTTCCAGGAACAGCATCCACTGTTGCATCTCTTGATGACCTGACAGATGTGACAATAACAAGCGTTGCGACCAATCAAGTGTTGCAATGGAACGGAACTGCATGGGTTAACGCCAGCGCAGCTGGTGGAGCAACAATCTCTGAAACTGCTCCAGGTTCCCCTGCTGTTGGCCAGATTTGGTTTGAGTCCGATACCGCACAAACATTTGTTTACTACGATTCGCAGTGGATTGAAATTGGTGGTTCTGGTCCGCAAGGTATTCAGGGTCCGACTGGTGCCACAGGTCCAACTGGCTCCACAGGTCCAACTGGCGCTGGAGTTACTGGAGTAACAGGCGTTACAGGCGTAACAGGAGTAACCGGGGTTGATGGGCCTACGGGTCCAACTGGCGCTGGAGTTACTGGAGTTACGGGCGTCACTGGAGTTACAGGTGTAAATGGCGTAACTGGTGCAACTGGGGTTACCGGAGTTACTGGTGTCACTGGAGTCGGCGTTACAGGCGCAACGGGGGTGGACGGTCCAACGGGTCCAACTGGTGTCAACGGTGTTACTGGAGTTACGGGAGTTACTGGTGTTACTGGCGCCGAAGGCGTAACTGGCGTAACGGGCGTAACAGGTGTAACGGGAGCGACAGGTCCAACTGGTTCTAACGGCGTAACTGGTGCAACGGGCGTAACAGGAGTCAAAGGTGACACTGGTTCATTCGGTGGAGCAACGTTTACATACAACTACTTAACGAACACGGCAGATACAGACCCAGGCGCAACGAACTTAAAGTTTGACTCGGCTCTAGCGACTGCAACCTACTTATATATCGACCCAGTTGACCTTGCATCTAATGACATCTCTGCGTACTTGGAAACAATAGATGACTCTACATCTACAATCAAGGGTCATTTTAGGGTTGAGGCAATTGGCAATGCCGCAGAGTTTGCTTACTATGCCATAAATGGTTTGCACACTCTTGTTTCTACATACTACAAAGTCCCAGTCTTATACCTGGCTGGTTCTTCTCCATCATGGACAACTGGACAAGATGTAATTATCACTTTTGTTAGAACTGGAGATAAGGGTGACACTGGCGTCACTGGTGCTACGGGGTCAACTGGGCCAACTGGGGTTACGGGTGTTACTGGAGTTACGGGTCCGACTGGCGCTGGAGTCACTGGCGTAACAGGAGTTACGGGAGTTACTGGTGATACTGGGCCGACTGGAGTTACGGGTCCGACTGGTGCTGGCGTTACCGGTGTAACGGGCGTTACGGGTGCAACAGGACCAACTGGTCCAAGTGGTTCAAATGGTTACGTTGGTACCGACGGCGTTACTGGTGCAACTGGTGCAACTGGCCCTACTGGAGCCAGTGGTCCTACTAATGTTCGAGCAGACGATACAGAAATTATTCTACTTATGGAGGTCTTCTAATGGCTATTACCCCAACTCGATTAGGTCCTGTTGCTGTCTCGGCAGTAGCGACATACACAACCCCCGCCAACACCTATACCCCAGCTGGTACTGGAACGCAAGGAGTCGGAGTGGTCAAGCAGGTTATTTTTTGCAACACCGCTTCTAGTTCGGGCACGATTACATTGGGAATTGGTTCATCCGATACTGCTGCTAACCGTATTCTGTCAGCAACAACAATTAACGCCAATGAAACGATTACGTATAATACAAACTTAAAACTTACGACAAGCGAGAAATTGTATTTCTTTGCAAGTGCAACAACAGTTTCGGTAACTGTCACTGCTTACGAGGTG